AAGTTTAGATAAAGATGAAAAAGTTTTTGACTTAGATGATGTGGAAAGTGATAGGGAAAATCTAAACACTAAAATTAGTGATATTACAAAAGAGATTGATAATTTAATAAAATAGGCCTTTTTTATAAAATTACAATATTTATTTATAAATAAGATTATGAGTAATTTTGGGAATATAAAAGACACATTTAAAAATTTAGTTATAGAGTCTACAATTAAAAAAGACAATAAAGGTAAAAAACTTTTTTCTAAGTTTTTAAAAACAATCAAAGAAAACGAAACATTAAAGGGTCAGTACTTAATCTATAGTAACTTACAGAATACTAAGTTTGACGATTCTGTTGAGGCGAGAGAATATGTTAAGGAAAACATTTCCCTATTAAAGTCTTTAAATGAAACACATATTAACAAGGGTAACCAATTCTTTTTAAAATTACTCAAAGGTAATAAAATAGTAAAAGAAAACGATTCTTTCTATAAAGATGTACTTTATTTAGTGAACGAAGAAAAAACACCTTCTAATATTAATAAGATAAATGAATCTATTAATAACATTATTAAAGTAATGTTAGAAAAAGATGAGACTGAAGAAGTTGTTACGGAAAGTGTTGATTTACCACCTAGTGTATTAACAAAATTGGCGGTTAATAAATTTAACTCTAGATATTCTAATATTTCAGAATCAGAAAAAGAAATTATTAAGACAGTTCTTAATGGTAGTAATGAAGATAAAGAAGAAACATTTAATAAACTAAAAAGAGAGTGTATTGACACTATCGATAATAAATTAAATGAGTCTTCTGATTTAGATTTAAAAGATAAACTTTTAAAAGTTAAAGATAAATTACTAAACACTAATTTTAGTTTAGACAATTTTAATTCGGATATAGGTAAGATTTATGATTTAAATGAATCTATATAATAATAATAATAATAGTAATAATAGAAAAAATGAAAATTAAAAAAAATGGAAAAATCGTAAATCTTACAGAAACAGATTTACGTAGAATTGTTAAAAGAACGTTAAATGAAAGTACAGGTGATGATTTCGAAATGACAGTTTCTTACACTGACGCAAAAGGTAATGAAATTAAATTTAGAAATTTTAATGACATAAATAGCGCAATGAATGACGGTAAAATTAATAAGAGTCAATTAAAAGAATTATTCTCTGATAAGTTACCTGCAGGTTGGGCATCTTTTGTTGACAGTTTTTGTATATAAAAATAATTCTTAAAAACGGATTAGGACCGTTATTGTCTACGGACAATGTATTACCCACTAAAGTTCGCTACTATAGTGGGTTTTTTCATGTCTAAAATTTGACATTTCACGTTTAAATTTGTATTATTATAATATACAAACTTTAAAAAATAACAAAAAAATGAAAGAAATGATTAATGAAATTAGGAAAAGAAATCAAATTAGATTTATTAGACAACTACAAAACTAAAATTGGGACAGTTAATAACAAAGAATCAAAAAGTTTATACATCACCCTATGTGCTTGGGGACAACTAAGTGAATTAGATGATGACTTAAATTATAATTTTTACTTAAGTAATATAAGAAAAAAAATAAAACAGAAACTGAACAATACTTTAAATAAAGATTTATTTCATAACCACAAATATATAGTAGATTTAGATATGAGAACTTCTGGTTTATCCGTAGAAAAAAGAAGTTTTATGAGTTGTGAAATAACACTATTCCAAAAGAAACACTTACCACTGAACAAACCTAAAATAGTTAACACCACAAAAAAAATAATAAATGATGTAGTAACTGACTGTTTGGAAAACAATTCTATTTTCACTTTCCATAGAACTAAAAAGTAATTTTTTAACATAGTGATATATTTATAATTAAAGTATATCATTATTATGGAAATATTAAAAAAGAACGAGATAAAGAAGAAAGGTATCCTAATCGAATATGATGCAGGATACATTTCTCCAAAAGATAACCGACACTTTATTAGTGAAATGTCTAAACTATCAAAAGGGGAACCTATTATAGAGGAACCATTGATAGTTTATGCGGTTATGCAGAAATATGGGGTGGAAAACAGAAATGAAAGAGTATATCCTGAAGCTTTACTTAGAAGAGAAGCAGAAAACTATCTTAAACTTGTTAAAGAAAAAAGAGCGTTAGGTGAAGCAGATCACCCAGAATCATCTATCGTTGCAGTAAGTAGAATTTCACATAATGTTGTAGACTTATGGTGGGAAGGTAATGTACTTATGGGTAAATTAGAAATCATTATGTCACCAGGATTCGTAAATCAAGGAATCATATCTTGTGAAGGTGACAGAGTGGCAAATTATTTAAGAAAAGGTTTAAAGATTGGTGTATCATCTAGAGGTGTAGGTTCTTTAGAAAAAGAAAGTGGTAAAAATATTGTACAAGATGATTTCGAATTAATCTGTTGGGATATTGTTACGTCACCATCAACACCAGGTTCTTGGATTTATAGTGAAGAACCATCTAAAGATCAACAGATGTCAGAATCTAATACAAAAAAAGAAGATTTATTATTAAAAGATAATTTAAATAATTTTCTATTAGATTAATAAAAAAACAAACTTTTTACTTTTATTGCATATTTATTAATTAAATGCACAATATTGCATTGTAAATAATAATTTTAAAAAAAAAGAAATTAAAATGGCTGAAAAAAAGAAATCAATCATCGAAGAGGCTTTACTAGAAGCAAAGTCTTTAGAAGATGCCTTAAAAGCCAATACGAAAGAAATGCTTGCGGCACATATGTCCAAGGAATTTGAGAGTATCGTTGAGTCATCTTTAAAGGATGAAGAAGAAGTCTCTGAACAAGAGATTGACGATATCGAGATTAAAGGATCTGATGATGAAGAAGAAGTTGACTTAGATGTTGACAGTGATGATTCTGATGAAGAAGAAGACATGGAAGACATGGAAGACATGGAAGACATGGAAGACATGGAAGACATGAATTTAGATTTAGATGATGAAGAATCTGATGATGAAGTTGATGACGTTGAGCTTGACTTAGACACTGACATAGACTTAGACGCTGGTGAAGGTGATGAGGAAATGGGAGACGTTGAAATGGATTTACAATTACCTATGGATATGGGAGGGGAAGAAGTAATGGACTTAACAGGAGCGTCTGATGACGAAGTTGTTAAAGTTTTCAAAAAACTCTCTGACGATGATGAAGTAGAAGTAGTTAAAGACGCAGATGGTATTCACTTAACAGATAACGAAACTGGAGCAGAGTATTACATTAAGGAATCTATGGAAGAAAGGGAAGAAATGATGAACGAAAAAGAGTATTGTTCTGAATGTGGTTCTGGTTCTATGTACGAAGAAGAAAATCCTGAAATGGATGAAGAAGTAATGTATGAATTAGAATTAGATGAAGATTCTGACATGATGGAAATGATGAAAGAAATCGAAGACATGGAAGAAGAACACTACATCGATGAGGAAGAAGAACCTCTAGAAGAAGATAAACTACAAAGACACAGAAAGTCTACTGGTAAACAAAGATACAGTGGAGCGAAAGTAGGGAGAAGAGATGAATCTAGAAGAAATCGTAAACCTCTAATCAATAGAAAACCAAAATCATCTACAGTTTCTGAAACTAAAATAATGAAAGAGTACAAAGAGTTAAAATCTAAAAACGAACAGTATAAGAAAGCACTCAATGTATTCAAAGGCAAACTTAATGAGGTGGCTTTGTTCAACACAAATTTAGCATATGTGAATAGAATCTTCACTGAGCATTCGACAACTAAAAAAGAAAAAATGGAAATTCTTAAAAGGTTTGATAATGCGGAGTCGATTAAAGAGTCTAAAAACATATACAAAACAGTTAAGACTGAGTTGGATAATAAGAAACCAATTAATGAGTCTATTGAAAGAAAAGTTAATAAGACTATGGAGTCTTCAAAATCGACAAATCTAAATGAGTCTACTGCTTATGTAGATCCACAGATTTCAGCGATTAAAGATTTAATGAGAAGAATCTCATAAAAAATAATAATAAAAAATAAAAAAACTCAAAAAATGGGACATTTATTAAATTCAGGTGAAGTCGGAAATATCGGACTAGAACACCTAAAACAAATAAGATCTAAAACCATTACTAAGTGGAACAAACTTGGTTTCCTAGAAGGTTTAAAGGGTCACGTAAAAGAGAACATCGCTCAGTTGTATGAAAACCAAGCGTCCTCACTACTTAACGAATCTACCGATGCAGGTTCGTCAGGTTCGTTTGAGACAGTGGTATTTCCAATTGTACGAAGAGTATTCTCAAAATTATTGGCTAACGATATCGTATCGGTACAAGCGATGAACATGCCAATTGGAAAATTATTCTACTTTGTACCTAAAACATCTAACGGAGCATTCGCACTTAACGGTAAAAATGAAACTACTAATGGATCACTTCCAGAATGTACAATCTCAGGATGTGGATCAACAATAACTGAATATAGATCAAAAAATCTTTACGATTTATTCTATAACGATGGATTGTATGACGCATCTAAAGGTAAGGCAACAGTATATAACGCAGCCTTAGGTGCTGGACTTAATTCAGGTATCTTAAACAATAGTGGTACTTTTGTCGCTACAGGGTTTACAGATCAACCATTAGCATCTGACGGTTCTTATAGACACCTTAAAGCTTGTGTTACTGGATTCAGTACTACTGATAGAGCAGCAGGTAGACTTACAGGTCCTGACGGAAACGAAATGGACACTGAAGAATTTTTAGCTTCTTTAACTGTTACTACAGATGACGCTATCGTTGATGGTGACAATAAAGAAATTATCGCAGCAGGTGGTTCAGTACCATTTAGATTAGTAGCACAAAAATATGGAAAACAAATTGCATCTTATGATGATATTTGTGATGCTAATGGATGTGTTCTAATTGAATTAGATCTTACACACCCAGCTTGTATCGATTGTGATTCATCTAACTTTGACGGATATGTAGGTGCAGATACTGCATCAACATTCTCAGCACTTTCAGTTTCTTGGATGACATACGAATCTTTAGAATTCGCAACTGAAATGGGTGAGGTATCATTCGAACTTGATGAGGTTGTTGTTTCTGTAACAGAAAGAAAACTAAGAGCGACTTGGTCACCAGAATTGGCACAAGACGTTAGTGCGTTCCATAACATTGATGCAGAAGCAGAACTTACGGCATT